TGATTGGTGGCATCTTGGCCCTCCAGTCTTTCAATCTCCTGTACTGGCAATGATATAGCAGACTTAACTCCGTACTTGTCATCAATATCTAGATATAAAAAGAAGTCACCATACTTACACATCGTTCTAGACCAGCCAAACAGGTTGTATTGCAGGTTCATAATATTGTCATACAGCACCGCTAGCACTGCTCTAATTTCTTCATTGGCACATCTGATGTTCAACATTGGCTTTAAATCCGAGTATGTCGTCATTTCATCAGCGTATATATCAAGAGTTGATGCAATTTCTGGCATATATTCCATTTGATCAAAATCGACATATCTTTCTGATCTTCTTTGGTTAGCAATTGCATTGGTCGCTATTTGATCTAAGGGGTTATATAATGTTTTTTTGAATTGTTGGCCAGATGCAGACCTAAATCTTGATGCATATTTGTCTAAGTGTTGTCTTCTTATTCTCCGTCCAGATTGGGAACGATAATTTACAATCGGACCTGAAAAAAGACGAGTCAGCCTTTTGAACAGTTCTGATTCCTGGTTAGCCGGATTTCTACCTTTTGGTCTTATTCTATTGTCTGCCATCTATAATCTCACTTTATAATCCATTTATATTGCTCATATGTATTTCTAGCTTCATTCATTTTATCAAATATTTCACCTTTTTTGTACCCTTCTTGTCCAGGTATTTGAGTATTCATGGTGGTTCTTGTTGTCTTAATGGCACCTACAAAAGCTTTTTGATAATTTAAATCTCTTGCACTGCTCTGTAAAGCAGTGTCTCTTACCCAACAGCCAATTGCTAAAGCCATTACAAGATCATCATTATAACCTTTCATCGCCTGTGGTTTACCATTTTTCCATATAAAAGTTTTCATTTCGTTAATTGTTCTAGAAGAATATATTTTAATTAGTTTATTTCTTATAAACTCCTCTAATTTAGCTACGATAAGGGGCCTTGTTTTCATTGATGTAGTAAAACCGGCAACTGCTGAGTTTCTCATTTCTGCCTGGTGTTGTTCAATATATTCGTGAGTTGATTTTATAGAATAGTATAGATTGGGATATCCATACTCGGCTAATTTATCTAAAACAGTATAGCCTATGTTATTGTTTTCTACAACCATCATCGCATTACCATACTCTCTCCCTACTTGATTTAAAAAATTAGCATACATATCTGGTGTCGGCTTACCTTGATATTCTGCAACTATTTCAAGATTGTCTAAGTTGATTATATGCAGAGTTGAAAAGTCTGCACCGTCTCCACGTGATACATCAGCTACAGCTAGGTAATTGCAGGCTGGATTAAATTCTTCCCAAATCCAAAAATTTCTATCAAACCCTGTCCTGTATTTTGGCTCTTTAACGTTTTCTAACATCCACTTCATGCAATCTGGGTCAATAACAGTTTCTCCAGAAGTATTGAAATTACATTCCAACTCTTGGGCAATTTGCCTTTTAGACATATTTTTGGTTTCTTTTTTATACCATTCTTCATCTCTGTCTGGGTGCACGTGCCATGGCAAAGTTGTCAAATTAAAGTTGTTTGCTTCTGATTCAGCATCTGTGCAAGTTTTATGAAACCAGTTACCTACACCGTTTGGGGTTGAGAGCGCGATACAGCGACCACCAGTTGATAGCGTTGGATACAAGCCGGTCCATAATTCTTCTAAGCCCTCAATGTGGGCAGCCTCATCAAGAACCAGCAGGGACAATGCTTCAGAACGACCAGCGTCTCCAGAAGTCGATGCTGCCTTTATCGTTGAGCCATTGGATAGTTCAAAAGACGTTCTGTTGTCTACAGATATGGATGCTATTCTGATCCATTCTGGTAAGTTTTTCATAATACTTTTGACTTTTTTAACCAAGTTTCCAGCTGTTGCGAATTTAGTGGCCATTACAAGTATTGACTTATCTTTATGAAAAAGCATAAGCCACGATATGTATCCAGCAGTAATTGTTGAAATTCCTAATTGTCGCGCTTTAAGTATTACGTTAAACCGATAGTCGTTAAAATCGCGTAATAACGTGTCTTGGAAGTCATATGTATCAAACAAAATAAGCCCATGCATCGGGTGAGAAATGCGGGCATAATTTTTTAAAAAATAAGCTGGGTCCTTACCGCACCTTAAGATTTCTTTTATTTGTTGCTTTTTGTCTAATTTGAAGGTCATTAGTCATTAGAGGGTTTTGGTCTCGTATCGTTTTCTGGGCGAGTTCCTCCACTACCATTCCAACCACCTTGAGAAATAAATTTTTGCCAGTTAGCTTCAGGCTTTGTATCAGCCTCTGCTTGAACTTCCATGTCTGCGCTTAGGCCACCAATTCTATAGTGCATTTTTGCAGTCACCCATGAGCGCACACGAGATGAGTTTTCGGCGCGAATATCAACTTCTCCCTCTGCTGTAAGAGAAACCGATTTTCCAGTAACTTTTTTGTATTCTTTTTTAAGGAAACTGGCAATGTCAGAAATTTTTTGTTCGACGTCGGATTCAAAACCATTTGCATAAATCTCTTTTAATTGAACTTCGGAATGATAAGTAAGGCACATTTTATTACCATAAAACTTAACTTTAAAGCCATCCATAACTCTTTTATCCAAAATAGGATCACCTTCTTCTCTTTGCAAACCAACACTTAGAGGTTCGCCATTTTCATCAAGCGCTCCATCATATGCATTTGCTGCAGCCTGTGATAATCCTTGTACTATTTCATATACTGTTGCCATTATTTGGTCTCCATCCTTTTAGCCATCTTTCCTCTCTGTCCTCAACATATTTGATGTAGCAGGTATTGCAACATTCAAACTTTATTAAAGATACATCATCCAAGACGCTTTTCGAGAAAGCGCCACAAACTGGACAATTTTTCAAAGATTCTCTATTAAGTAGTTTTTTTGATATCTTTACGCCATTAACATCTATTTTTTCTTCGTACTCTTTTTTGCGTACTTTTTCTTTGTGTATTAGTTTTAGTTGCTTGAGGTATTCTTTTTCTTTCTTTTCATCCCAATTTGATTTTGGATTTACTATCGATTCTTCACCATACTTTTCTTTTATGGCTTTTTCGATAGCAACTATTTTATTGTAATCTTTATCACTCATTAAATAATTTATAAGATCCGTATGATAGTGCCATACCACTAGCAACACCAATAGCAACCCACAAAACAGGATTTTTCTTAGATTGCTTTTTTAAAGCTTTTGCTAACGAATCAGCTTCCCTTTCTAAAGATTGAACCCTCATATCATATTCCGATACTAGCGCATCGTGTCTGATTGTAAGGTTTTGTAATTGTAACTCATGTTCTACTTTTTGTTTATCTAATTCGTAGCGTAAAGTAAGTTGACAATTTGCATTTGCCGTCTGTGATTGCGTTAATATAAATGCTGTTGCTGGTGGGTCAAACAACACGCCCTCAAATGGTGCGCATTGATTTTGGCCAAGAAATGTAAATTTACCCGGTGTAGTAGCAGTCGCTGTGTTACTCCACAAACTCAAAGCCATAAGTGTTAATAATCTCATTTGACAATGCCTCCTTATCTTTAGAAAAAAGTCTTTCATAATCTCTAAGTCTTTTTTGTTTTTCTTCTTCTAATTCTTTTTTTGATTTTTCATATTCTCGACGTAAATCTTTCAGTGCGTTTTTGTATATGTCAAGAGCGTGTTCCCGTCGAGCGATCTCTTCGCTATGTATAGCTTGCAGGGCTTCTATTCTCTCCCTGGTCTCTTCTTTGGATATCTCATACGCTTCATGTAAAGCATTATAATCCATTCGCATTTTTAACGAAACAAGTGATAATGAAAGAACAACTAAAATTTCTTTCCAATTTTTTAAAACAAATTTAAGTACGTTTGCCCACGTCATGCAACCCCCTTGAGTTTAGCAATGCCATCAATAACAGTTTGGCCACCAATATATATAGCAGAAATAATTACCCAATCTCCAGATTGTAAATCTGAAAATGCTAGTAGTCCAGTTGCTGTTAGCCATACAAGAAATTTACGAGAGATCATTTTTTCAACGAGTCGGTCTAGTTTACCTTGAACATATCTCATCATTTTTTACCTCTTTTGTTTTTCTTCTTTTTCTTTTTGCCGGCTTTATCCATCTGTTTATCCGCGATACCATATGCAATATCAGGATCAACCCCTTTGTCTATAAGGTAATCTGCCCTATTTTCTTTTGATTTATAAAAAGATTTCACATATTGCTCTTTCTCAAGTAAAACTATTTCTAATTCTTCCATAACGATTAGTCTTAGTTTTTCTTGCAACGTAGACATTGTTCTAACTTTTGGTGACAACCCAGCTGGTGTTGGGGTGCTTTTTGTATTGCTTTTTAAAGAGAACGAACCTATTAATCTTTGTAGAGATTGAACAACCTCAACGGGATCATGTGTGGGGTTTTCTCTGTTACCAATTAATTTTGCAATGTAACTTTTTAAATATCTTTTCAGACCCTCATCCTTGTTCATTATTGCCAAAGGTCGGTCTTCTCCAGCAGCATATAATCTACCATCATTAATAAATTTAGAAATTTCTTCTTTAATAATTGTTTCGATAGTTAAATTTGCCGATTTCATTATTCTTTACTAAACCTTATGCCATGGTGCTTTTTAAACTCTTCAAGTGATTCCAAAACTGCTTCTTCTGTAGCTGGACCGTCGTACCAATCTGGGTATAACTTATCAATCTTACAGATTTGGATTTCTCGGATATTTATTCCTTGTGCAATTAACAGTCGTACCAAAATTTCGGTTGCAGTTTCACTTGAGCACTCTTCGTCATCGCAACATTCTTCAGCCTCAACAACAGTTAATTCTGGTGACGTTGCTGTTTTTCTTATAATCCAGTTCCATAATTTCTTTAACCAATTCATATCAATATCCTCTTTTTATTTTAGATTTCATGGGTCTAAAAACATAGCCACCATCATTCTTTAAATAGTCTCTAAGCTTTTCTGGAACTAATTCTTCGGTAGATAACCATGCAAATTGATCAAATATAAACGCGGCATGATCTTTTACTATTTCGTTAAAATCTAATTTAAGTTTTCCTAATATTAGATTGTCCACCTCTCTCTCGTCAGGGGTCATCCCGCCGTAACCTACTTGCTTGTATTCAGTTCCGAGACCTTTAATAGTATCTAGTAGTTCTCTCATTTGTTGATTTTCTAATTCCAACTTAGGTTGATAATTTTCCTCTATGGATTCAGAATCTTTTACTTGTTTTGCTACAGTTGTTAGGATATTTGCAACTTTTTTAATTTGATCAAAATGGGCTAGCTTTGGGCCATGTGGCATGTCTTTCTGAAAGAATTTTGACTTCTTATTACGCACTTCAACCGCTAATTCTAGCATAAGATTGATGGCTATTGAAGCTTGTAGCAGTTGATCTCTAATCTGTCGATGTAATCTTTTCTTGTCTGCTAAATCAGCACCCGTATCAATAGATGCAAGCTCAGAGTCCAAGTCAAACTCAACAAGAGCGTTCGAAATCTCTTCCTTGATAATCTGTTTAAGTTGTTGTTTTGTAATCTTCATGTTGCTAATCCATTCATACTTAGTTATCTTTTCAATTTCGTTTTGCCGGGTACTGTTTCATATTCGGCGCCGTAGTGCCAATCATAACCAGTTTGAACTTTCCGGCTCGGAGTGTGCTCAATGTCGCCATATGCTTCTGC